TGACTCTTAAAATTGCGATCTTTTAGATACGAATCAAAGTAGATTCTCTGAAATCCTTTCGGCAATGAAACTTCTGGAAGCTCTGGAATAATTTCCACCTCTTTTTTGAGCGATTTTAACTTAGTATTTAAAGAGACTTCTGTTTCGTATAGGATTAGGTCTTTTCGTCCTATCTCTTTCAAATAACCGGCTAGAGACAAGTTATTGGCGCATTCTCGAAAGCAATGAGTGACTCCTCCTTTACTTGTGAAGAGGATTCCGAATTTATCACTTCGTCCACAATGAGGACAGCTCAATGCATCTGATCGTAGCCATCCTTTTCCTCCGAAAGAGACTAGATCGAACTCAGCGAGTATTTGATCCTTATTTATCTTCATACATATAACTGTAGTCCTTTAAGGTTTTCGCTTTATTATAGAACTTGCCGACATTGTAGGCTGCGCAGATGGGATAGGTGCTATCTTTAACGTCGTAGTTGCGAAGCTTATCTACGTGTAAACGCAAAATATCCTTCTTTCTTTCGTCGACTGTCTGATTGCCAGTGAAGACGTTACTGAATGGCTTAACCAAAGTCTTATCTCCTTCTGTGTTCTCGCGGGTTATGACCCAGTCTGGGCTGTTCCAGCGTTCTTTAGGAATATCTGAAGTTTGGGTAGCGGTTAATATACGTGACTTAAATTCGACGGCCACATTTTTCATTAGCTGGGCTACCCCTTGAAGTCTATCTTTCTTATATGCTGGGTCAAAATCTATCTTTTTATTTGTGCCGGTAACAAGCAAATCAAGTGAATCAATAATAATGAGATCAGGAAATGCACCTTTTACTTTATGATACTCAATAACGAGATTCCGTACATCAGTCATCGATGCCATACCAAATTTCTCAAAAGGATAGATTTCGAGGTCCCTTTGTTTAGCTGACATATCTTCGAGAACCTTATCGATCTTTATTTGTTTTTCACGAGGTATATTTGCCCATTTTACCTCGTTATAAGACGTTCCCGTCCAGATCTGGGTGTATTTATCAAAAGCTTCATCTCCTGTTCCCTCACATTGAATATGAAGCACATTATAGCCTAATCTAGCACAATACATCCCTGTATGTTTTAGAGCAGTTGATTTTCCAATTCCAGATCTCATAATCCAAAGAGCAGTGTCGCCTGTATCAATTCCTCCGTCTGTAATGATATCAAGAATATCGATGCCGAACGGCACTTTCTCCTTCAGGTCCTCCCCTGAATCTTTAGCCATCTGCTTCTCCCTCATCTTCTGTTTGTGATCACCGAAGACTTTCATGAATTGTCCTTGAGTTGACTTCAGTGAGAAATTAGCAAGCTCTTCAGCACCGTTCATGAATAATTGTAGAGCCTCCTCTTTTCGGTCATCATTATATAGATCGTGACTCTCTTCAAATATGATCTGGAATTTGATATCTCGGATAAAACTGAAAAGTTGTTTGAGTGCTAATTCAGTATCAATTATTGGAGCGGATTTGATTTTATTTAAAGAATTCTGGACCTCAATATTTGCTTGAAATTGCTGGGAACATACTCCGTAGGAAGGGAGCTTCCCAGTGAGATTATGTTGATTTACAATACTTTGAAGAATAAATTTAAAGGAACTTAACTCCTTAGGCACATAAGAGTACTTCAGGTGCTCTATCACAATTTCTAAAAAACTTCGTTTCGTAAAACACAATTTAAATATTTCTTCTAAAAAATGATCTGTGAGTTTATCTGACATAGTTATTGTTTACGGTTTGGATTTTGTTTACAGTTATCGTTGTGAAGATGCGTGATTGTACTTTGACTAGTGCCAGTATAATCACAATATAAGCAAGATAAAATTGGTTTGATTTTCGGAACGTAATCGGGATTTTGCTCACAATTCTCAAAATGTAATCTCGCTAATACTCCTTTGTTGCTACTAGAATATCCGCAATATAGACACGTTATCTTTTCTTTCGGAATGTAATTGGGATTTTGTTTGCAATTTTCACCGTGCACTTTCTTGAAGCTGGCTGTATTTCTACTTTTGTAACCACAAAACTCACAAACTAAAATGGGTTTACTCTTCATGGTTTCTTTAAATTTATCAACTTGTTTTTGAGGAAGTTTACGTCCTCTTCTTTGTATGGACCACTTTAACTTCAAATAATCTGGCTGAGGTACTCCTTTTTTAGTTGCAGAGCTTTTTCTTTTAGCTTCTTCACTAATAACTTTCCCTTTCGAGCTGGCCGATATTTTATCTCGTCTTTCCTGCGGAACAGGTTTGTGCCACTGCGGACTATCTTCGCCTCTCCCAACACCATCGCCGCCCACATTCAAATTGTAACCAATTTTTGGATTACGTGCATCTAATTCTTTGATCCAAAAAATCTCTCTTTCGTTTAAATTTTCTTTCGTACAGAATTCCAAAACTTCTTTCTTGAAATTTACTTTACCGTGTTTTTTAATAGATTTCGCAAGTACCACTCCAGAGCCTAAATATTCATCAAGGCTCGGATCTACGCAACTAAATCTCTGCCCTACATAAATTTTCCCAGTAACAAGGTTTGTTGTTTTGTAAATATAAAAATGCGTAAAGTCTCGCTTTCTATTTGACATATTTTATAAATTTATAGTTTCCGACTAAAAATAAATTCAAAGAGGTAATCTTAAATGAGTCGGCATTTAAGAAAGAGAGCTAATCCTGTCCCTCTGTGAAAAGTTTGTAAATATAACTAAATTTTTCGATCAAACTGAATATGCCTTAAAAATTACTTTATTTTCTCTGAGGTCCGTCAAAGCAAAATATGCGCTCATGCAAAAATCATCGTGGCCCCCTACACTCTCTAAAGTTCCTTTATCGGGCCTAAATGAAACACTATTAAATTCTTGGAACATAATATCTGCAGTCTCTTTCGTTTTTCCTTCTTTGTAAGGTACTTTGAGTTGCCCTCTTTCGAATAAGGCCGCCAAACTTGGGAGACCATCAAACCAATTTTTTTTGTTTGCTCCATTAGTAGTAAATTCTTGAATATTTTTGATTCCTCTTTCTCTTGCCATACTAGCTAACATACCTTGGAATCCATTAGATTCTACGACTATTTTATTTGGCTTGAATCGTTGATTTAGTGAGACAATTTGGCTGATTTGTTCGTTGTGCGTAGCTCCTCTTTTTCTATAAACATGAAGCAGATAATAGTTATCCATCGAATCAGCTCCCCACACCTCATATACAGTATAATCTGCACCTACATTTGCTGACTTAGCGAAGTCGCAACCTATCACTACTCTAGTCAATTTGATTGGATAAGATTCGATATTATCAACCAAATCGATGTTTTCCATTCCGATCGTAGAGCGCATCAAAATTTCGTACGGGAATATAGTAGCATCATCTGATACAGGGACGACCATATATTCTCTTGAGAAAACTAAGGTTCCTAACGAGGTCCGTTCATCCATTAATTTATTGAAAGTGAATCTATCAGGCGACAATAAACTTCCATCAGGGAAAACAGCAGGATACTCAAGAACCATAAACCTCGGATCTTGTTTCAAGTCATAATAAATGTCCCTTTCTGAGTAAGGAGTACCTGTAACTAAAAGATTTCCGTAAGGTTCTAGAATTGGAGTTATACCTCCATAAAATTTACTTTTTAGCTTATCTCTCTGATCCTGAGAGTATATGGAGCTCTCATCTGGGACATCATCACAAACTATAGATCCTGTATGGAGGCCACGAAAGAAGCCTCCAATCCCTCTCAAATGCAGCTTTGCACTTGTTTCAGTTGTTATTCCTGTTGAACCTAAATTTGCTTTATTGTTGGGATTTAATTTCTCTGCTAAAATATCGTTAAAGCGAATCTCCTCTACGACTTTATCTATATGCTCAGATCCTAATGTCGTAGTGTTGGTAATCATCAAAGTCTCTTTTCGATTCCTATTATCGATAGAGTCTTTTGCGTAAAAATTAGGTTTATTGTATGTATATAGTCGCCAAAGTGGAAAAGCGACGCACGATTCGAAACTTTTTCCGTGTCCCCGAGCAGCTAAAATAGCGAGATACGAATACATCTGAATCATGTTACCCCATTCAAGATTCCTTGCGTAGTTACCAAAATTCGGCAAACACGTCGTCTTAAAATAATTATAAGAGAGAATCTTGAGTTGCTCATCCATACTTTTTTCGAGATGAGACAAAAACCCTAACTTCTCACTTTCTATACTGGTTTCGTTGAAGTTTACGATCCTTGAAGTCTGATTTAGGATCTCTGAAAACAGCATATTTATATCATCGCCATATCCGCCCAGGAGCTCTGAAAATGCTTTTGGTGATAAATTTTGAATAATTTCTTCTGCGTATGCAATTGTGTGATTCAATTGCTTCCTGGTAAGGGAATTTATCGACATACATAGTCCTCTTCTTTAAAACTGAAATGTTGCTCTGAATTTTACTTCTTCTTTCTCTCCTTTTCCTTCTGATCTCAAGCTTCTTATGAAGGTTTTTACCAATTCTTTGGTAGCTCTAGTATCTGTTATTGCACGGTGGGCATTAGTTAGTTCTACTCCGTTCATTTCACATAATGTTCCGAGTTTGTAGTTTGTTGATTCTGGATATTTAACGTGAGCCCATCGCATTGTATCAATAGTGAAGTCTGTATTTACAATTTGAGTCAAATCTTTTTTGAAATACTCCATAAAGTTGATTAAGAAGGGTATATCAAATTTGTCACAATTTTGCCCCACAAGCACTACTTTACTGTTTCCTTTCTTCAATTTTCCCAAGTACCTGAAGAATTCATCGGCCACATTTTTAGGGTCGATTCCGTTTTTGATTTGATCTCTAGTGATTCCATTTGCCCCAAGTGCACCTTCATTTATTTCCCTGTCATCGTAATTGTGCATGATTCCTGACTCGAACTCCCCAATGTCATTCAATTCATTATCGAAGGCGCACGCTGCGATTTCCAGGATTCCATTCTTCTCATTTGAGAGGCCACCTGTTTCCAAGTCAAATACTACATAGTTCTGTATGTTACTCTTCATTCTTTTCTGTTTTTAGATCAATATACTTCTGAATATCCTCAACGATAGTAGCTTTATCTACTGAAATTATTTCAGCTTTGTTTTCGTCGCTTCCTTGGAAAGACACCACTTCATAACCGGTTCTCTCTTTTATTTTTTCAATCTCTTGGCACACACGAAACCATTCTTCTCGAGAGAAATGCTCTTTAAAATACAAGATCAGAATTGATTTATACTCTTTCGTTTCACTCATTTTACAATCTCTCCTTTTTTATTGAATTGAATTTTGACTTCATTGCAATCTAACTGATGAAGGTCTCTGTGTGAGAATTCGTAAATTCGAATACTTGCGCATTCTCCATTCTTTGCCGGCACTCTTCCAATC